CGCTCTACCTCGTAAACACCGTCATCCCCATGGACAGCAAGATCAAAACCATCATCAACGTGGTCGTCGTTCTCTGCGTCCTCCTCTGGCTCCTCGACGTCTTCGTCGGCTTCGACTCCGTCCCGCACGTCGGGCGAGTCCACGTCGGCAAGGGCTGCTAGCGGCAAGGGGCGCCGCATGCCCCACGCAGAAGTCCGGTCCGGACAGAACTCGCTCTTCTCCGCCACATTCGAGGCGCTCCCGCGCGAGTGCGACACCATCTCCGTCTACGGCGGCTCCGTCGCCGGGCCGGACAAGACGGTGCTCTTCACCGTGATCGGCGTATCGCACGAGGTCTCCTCGACGGACAACCCGCAGGACGAGTACGGCAACGCGGACGCGGTCGTCTACGTGAACGCGGGCGAGGAGGACGACTTCGTCTGCTGGGACCAGCGCGAGGAGAACCGCCTCGAGTGGGAGGCGTTCCCGGCAGGCTCGGAGAACCCGATCTCCTGGTGCGCGACGGTTGGCTGCACGCGGATGCCGAGGCACGGACCCGCGAAGCTCCGGGTCGACCGGATCGCGGACAACGTCTTCCGCTGGGCCGTCTCGCCCACGACGGTGGAGGACCGCGAGGCGCTCGGCGAGCACGAGACGTTCTACGCGCGCGGGACGGTGCGCAGCCTCAAGGCGGCGCAGATGGCGGCGCTGGAAGCGGAGGGGCACTCGTGAGCGCGGCGCGAATCAAAGAGATCCTCAGTAAGGGGCTCGCGCGCGGAGGCCCGTTCGGATTGTCCGCATCGTTCAAGGCGGCCGAGGTGGAGGAGATCCTCGCGGTCGCCCAATCGCTCGAACGTGACGGAGAGACCTACCGCGAGACGTGCAAGGCGGCGCAGGCGCGCGGGACGGAGAAGCACGAGCAGGTCGTCGCGGCGCGCAACGTCGTCCGCTCCCTCCTCCGCGCGATTTACGCGATGCCGAACACGGACAAGACGAAGGAGCTTTACGAGGCGATCAACGATGCGCACGCGCCGGACGTCCTCGGAACGGACGGGGTCGGCTCGCAGACGAAGTGCGTCCACGGCTGGCCGGCGTGCGACGCCTGCGTCCTCCACGACACCGTCCTCGCGAACTCCTCCTGATGGCGCAGAAGCAGAACGAAGACCTCCGCGCCGGCGACGTCATCAAGCTCTGGTGCGGTACGAAGCGCATCACGCGGATCGTTCCCTACCGGGGGCCGCTGGCGGACATCATCTTCGCGATCGCGGAGTACGAGCCGGGCCCTAGCAAGGCGTTCTCGCTCGAGCGCCGGGGCTGGACGGAGATGATCGACTGACGAGAACCCGGGATCACGCCGCCCCCTAGTTGTGCGGCTTCCGGGCTGGCAGTAGAACGGAGGGGTGAACCACGAAGGACCCGAGGGAGCGAGCGCGAGCCCGGAGCCGGGCGGGCAGTCCAAGCCCAGCGCCGTCCGCGCGTGGGCAAAGCGGACGGAGAGCGCGGACCCGGCGGGCCACAGCGCCTTCGACCACAACCTCCGGCAGATGGAGCCGAGCGGCACCGCGGGCGCCGTCCGCGTCCCGTTCCCCGTCGCGAGCCGCTCCAGCTACCTCTCCAAGATCAAGGGCAAGGGCATCTTCGAGAAGGCGGAGAAGACGACGCCGACGGACGTCCCGCTCGACCAGCTCCACGCGATCCAGCGGACCGTCAACGTCGAGCAGCTCACGAACTACGCGAACGACCCCGGGCGCGTGAAGCCCGGGACGCGCGCGCCGGGCCACGGCGGCTTGATCGACAAGCCCGTCGTCGTGAAGGTCGACGGGAAGATGCACATCCACGACGGGCACCACCGGCTCGCCGCGCAGATGATGAAGGGCGCGACGCACGCGAAGGCGCGCGTGATCGACCTCGACAACCCGGAGAAGTAGCGCGACAACGGAGCGGCAGTGAACGAGCGAACCTCCACGCCCCCGCCCCCGTCCAGCGAGGCTCCGCTCCCGCGCGCGCGGACGCACGCGCTCGACTGCGACATGGACGAGGACTGCTCCTGCGAGGGCTTCGCGATCGACCTCACGGAAGAGGACGAGTGAAGCGCCACGGCAAGCACGTCAAGGCGCTCGGGCGCGGCGCGTCCGTCCTCCTCGGCGATCCGGACGTCGTCCGCCTCTACCTCCGCGACCTCGTCGACGCCGTCGGGATGAGGATGCTCGGCGTCCCCCTCGTTCACGAGGTGGAGATCGACCTCCGGAAGCGCGGCGCGGAGCCCTTCGAGGACGAGGGCGGCGTGACCGGCGTCTGCGTGCTCTCCACGAGCCACGCCTCGATCCACACGTGGCCGGCGCAGCACTTCTTCGTCGCGGACCTCTACTCGTGCAGGCAGTTCGACGAGGCCCGCTTCTCTGAGCAGCTCGTGAGGAAGTTCGGCGCCTTCCGGCTCCGCGTCACGGACGTCTCCAACGGGCTCGACTACGAGGAGTTCGAGGACGACGAGACGCCGACCGCGCCGGACACGAGGCGCGCGAGCGACCGCGCGATGGAGCGCGCCACCGGCAGGCCGTTCCGGACGCCGAGCGGAACCATCCGGCTAGACGAGGTCCACTGCCCGAAGTGCAACCCGGAGAAGCTCCCGGCGGAGGCGATCGCCGGCAACTGCGACCTCTGCTTCGACGAGGCGTCCGGAACGAACAAGCGCGCGGTCCTGTTGACCGTCGCTTTGGGTTGGGAGAGCGGCCGCGGCAAGTAGCGCCGCATGGCCGACGACCCGAAGACCGAGGAAGCGAAGAAGCCGACCGTCACGCTGGAGGAACTCCAGCACGTGCTCCGGAAGTTCTGGGGCTCCGTCTACGGGCCGGCGTTCGCGACGCAGATGCGAGCCACCGCCCTCGCGATGACGATGGACGCGTGCGGCGGCCAGGAGGCCGCGATGGACGCCGTCTCCGCCTTCGTCGCGACGCAGATGATCGCGACGTGCATCAAGATCCTCAGGAACTTGAAGGTGCCCCAGGACGAGATCGAGACGCTCCTCGGGAAGCTCTCCGAGCCGCCCTCCGTCCTCGTGACCGGCGGGCACTGACCTCCGTGGACGCGCGCGAGGTCACGAACGAGGCCGCAGTCCGGCACCTCGTCGAGCACGTCCGCTCGAAGCCGCTCTTCCGCGACGTCGAGCTGCTCCTCTTCCGCCCGTTATCCTACGAGGAGGCCGTTGTCGTCCGCGCGCGCTACCTCGCGGAGACGGCGGAGAAGATCGTCGATCTCCACCGGCTATGGCGCAGAGAGATCGAGGAGCCCGGCTTCGCGATCCGCGCCGTCCTCGCGGCGCTCCTCGAGGTCGCAGCAAAGGTCATGGGCTACGCGTTCCGCATCCGAAAGCTCGCGCGCCGGCGCGAGGTCCCCAAACAATTCCAGTCTAGGATCCTGCGATGAGCGACGGAGCACCGACGAGGCGGCAGAGGAACGCGATCGACGTCTCGAACGACCGCGCGCTGAGGGGCGAGTGCCCGGCCTGCGGGACCCCGTCGACGGAGATCGCGGAGACGAGGACCGCGGTCGTGAGAGTTCACGGAGGAAACGGCGATGGCGAGACGCTCTACCAGTGCAAGGGCCACGGCTGCGGGATTCGCTGGTCGCTGCGCGGCCCTCGCGCGGAGGCGGCCCGCGCCGGCGCCCCCATGAAGCAGCCCTCCGGCCTCGGCGACGAGCCGCGCCAGTTCGGGTTCCTCCTCCCGAAGGACGACCACGCGATGCTCTTCAAGCTCGCGCAGGAGGAGAACATGACCGCAGCCCTCCTCCTGCGCGCGTGGATCGACGAGAAGGCGCGCGCGAAGGGCTTCCGAAAATAAGGTAGTCTCGCGCCATGGGCTCGAAGAAGAAGGGCGCGGACGCTCCGCCGGACTCGCAGACCTCACCCGTCGCGGACACGCAGCCGCCGGCGAGGACGTTCAAGCTCGGCTGGAAGAAGAACGAGGCGGACGAGCGCGACCTCCACGCGCGCGCCCACTTCGGCGCGCCCCGCAACCTCCCGGGAGAGGCGCTCCGGCTCGCGGACCTCGTCCGCCGCGTCCGCGACCAGGCATCGACCTCGAGCTGCGTGGGCCACGCGATCGCGAGCGCCGTCGACGTCCGGCTCCGCTTCCTCCAGAAGACGCTCCCGGAGCCCGCGCCGCTCGGCGTCTACGGCTTCGCGCGCATGCTCGAGAAGTCCTCGCGCGGGACGCTCCTCGCGGACGAGGGCTGCTACCCACGCGACGCGCTGAAGGGCCTCAAGCAGTTCGGGATCCCGGCGGAGTCGGACTGGCCCTTCACGGAGGACCCCGCCGTCGTGAACGAGGAGCTTCCCTGGGACGTCGAGCAGAAGGCGAGCGCGGGCCGCGTCGAGGCGTTCTACGCGCTCGTCGGCGGCGGCGAGACGCTCCTCCAGGACATCTGCAACGCGCTCAACCAGAACTACCCCGTCCCGTACGGCACGAACGTCACGCAGGCCTTCATGGACTACGCGGGCGGCGGGCCATCGCGCGCGATGAAGGCGCCCGGGCCGCTCGACCGCCGGCTCGGCGGCCACGAGACGCTCATTCTCGGCTACACGACCGTCGCAGGCCGGCTCGTCTTTCAGTGCCTGAACTCGTGGGGAACGAGCTGGGGCGACACCGGCTTCTACTGGGCCGACCAGGACTTCCTCCTCGACCCGGAGGCCTCTGACTTCAACGCGATCCAGGTCGCGGCGGCGTAAGGAGAAGACGATGAAGAACACCTCGCACTGGCCCGCAGGGGCCGCCCTCGCGCTCGCCGTCGCGGGCGTCCTCGCGTTCACCTGCGTCGGCTGCCCGAAGCCGAACCCGCCAGTCCCGCCCCCGGACGTCACGACGACGGACGCGGACATCAGCGACGGCGCGGACCCGGAGGACCCGCCGCTCGACGCGGCCGCCTTCCCGGACTGCGTCCGCGCGTGCGCGAAGCTCAAGAGCCTCGGCTGCCCGGAGGCGGCAAAGCCGGACGGGGGGAAGACTTGCTACAAGGTTTGCGCAGACGCGGAGTCGACCGGGAAGTTCTCGCTGAACCCGAAGTGCGTGGCCTCGCAAGCGGACGTTTCCGGCGTCCGGTCCTGCGCGACCGTCCGCTGCCTCAAGTAGCGGTCTGGTTCTGGATCGCCTCGCTCGCCTTCGTCGCGGCGGCGACGTGGTGTACCATCTGGCTAAAGGACGCCCTGTGATCTTCGGCCTAGACGTCTCCGGCTACCAGAAGGACGCGGACTTCAAGAAGGCCCGCGACGGGCGCGACGGCTACGAGTGCTCCTTCCTCGCCGTGAAGCTGACGCAGGGAAACCTCGGCGCGAACTTCTACGCGCTCGCGCAAACGCGCGCGGCGCTCGCGGCGGGCATCGTCGACTTCTGCTGGTACCACTTCGTCGAGCCGAACGGCCCGGACTGGGCCGCGGACGCGCGCGCGGAGGCGGAGAGCGTCATCGCGGCGGCGCAGCGCGTGGAGGAGAACGCCGGGATCGCGAAGCCCGGGACGATCTTCGTCGACGTCGAGCCGCTCCCGAGCAAGCCGCTCCCGACGGCGGCGGAGATCCCGCTCTGGAGGCTCTGGCTGAACGAGTTCCGGAAGACGGTCGAGGCCGCCGGCAGGAAGCTCGGCGTCTACGGCTCCCCGTCGTTCCTTCACTCGATCGGGCTCGACGACTCGTGGGCGGACCTCCCGCTCTGGCTCGCCGCCTACCCCGCGACCTTCGTCCTCGAGCCCGCGACGTTCCCGCACCCACCTGCGCCGTTCAAGGAGGTCCTCCTCTGGCAGCACGGCGGCGGGATGCGCAAGCCGTACGGGAACGAGGCCACGTGGCCGGGGATCGCGAGCTACGCGGACGTCAACGTCTTCAACGGGACCAAGGGCGGTTTCCGGCTCTACGTGAGCGACACCGCCCCGGACGACGCGCCCGCCTAGCCCCCGGGGCGGCAACGGGCTAAACCCACCGTTTCCGGAGGTCCCATGTCCCCGCTCGCGAAGTACATCCTGAAGGCGATGCTCACCTGGTCGCCGACGGCGAACCAACCCGGCAGGGACGTCTCCCACTACGACTCGATCGCGGAGGACGTCGTCGCAGTCGCCGCGGACCCGTCCGAGAAGACGCTCTACGACGACGACGCGGACCGCGCGAAGTCCGCGCTTCAGCTCGCGGGCGTGGCCGCCCTCGAGTCGAACTACTGGAGGGTCGTCGACAACGGGACGTGCAACGGGCTTCACCCGGAGGACAACTTCGGCCTCGATCTCCTGAAGAAGGCGGGCATGGACTGCGACTCGCACGCGGCGTGGTCGATCTGGCAGATCCACCTGGGCAAGGGTCTGTGGCTGATGGGCGAGACGTTCACCTCGATGGGCGGAGTCGGCGACCCGATCACGGGGCCGAGGCTCATCGCGGATCGCCGACTCGCGGCGCGCCTCGCGCTCCACATCATGCGCGCGAGCCTCCGCGCGAAGATCGGGCTCTGCGGCTACTCCGGCGAGAAGTACAGCGAGGAGGCGCCGGACCACGGCTGCCCGCTCGCGGCGAAGCGGCAGGCGATCGCGCGCGACTACTTCAAGGCGCACCCCTACGTTTCCTCCGAGTGGTAGGCTCCCCTCCGGAGGCGCACTCCCATGGAAGAAGCGGCGGCGAGCGAGAAGGCTGAAGAGAAGAAGCCCCTGTTCGATGACGAGGGCGAAGACGAGGGGCTGGAGCCCGGAGAGCCGGAGCCCCAGCGGAAGCGCCAGGACGGGCACCGCGCGTGGGCAGGCCTCGCGCAGGACCGGCAGCACATCGTCGTTCACGACCCGTCCGGCGAGTTCTGGGACGGCGGAGTCGTCGACGCCCAGCGCGCGGAGATCCTCGGGCAGCGCGGCGGCGTCGTCCTCCCGTGCGACCCGGTCCTGTTCCGGAAGAGCGGCGTCGGCGGATTCATGAAGCGGGCGTGGGGCGCGGGCTGGCCGCTCGAGGCCGCGGCGTCCGAGTCGTTCTGCCCGATCACGCTCTGGGCGGAGGTCACGCACCGCCGCGTTCACTGGGCCGCGCGCCTCATCCCGTCCCCCGGGCCGACGACGGGCTTCCTGCGCCTCATCGGGCTCCCGAGTCACGCGTCCGGCTGGAGCGCCCCCGTTCAGGCGGAGGGCGGCGGGCTCGTCTCCGCGAACACTCTCGGCGACCCGGACGAGGACGGCGGCTGGACGGTCGGCGGGCGCGGCGTCGTCCAGCTCCGCGGTCCGGGGTTCTACGACTTCGCGCTCTATGGCATGATGCCGGGTGTGCGGTGCGTGTGGCTCGCAGCCTCGCTCGCGCAGTCAGGGACGTAATTCCGATGCGAATGACGAGGATGTTCCAGAGGCGGATCGGCGGCGCGGGAGTCATCCCGCTAATGAGCGCGGACCTCGACCCGACGCCGGCGAACTTCCCCCCGCCGGGCGGAGTCCCGCTCCCGCCCCCGGACCCGGACGACTTCCAGAACACGGCGAACAGGGACAACGTCCTCATCTGCCCGCTCTGGAGCGACCAGGGCTGGCCCGTCCACCGCATCGTCGTGAGCTACGCCACGGACGCCGTCGCCCCGATCGCGCTCGCCGCGAAGCTCTGGGTCTACGACGAGCTGACCGCGCTCTGGTACTACACGGGCGCGTCCTTCCCCGCGACGATCCCGCCGAACCAGCTCTCCTTCTTCGACGTCGTCGCGCCGGTGAACGCGCGCGTCGGGAACCTCACGAAGAACAAGGCGACGACCGGCGGCTGCATCCAGGCAATGCTCGTCGTCGCGCCGGGCGCCGGGCCGAACGGGACGTACACGTTCGCGATGGCCGGCGACCTCACGACGCTCCCCATCTGACGTGAACCCGGGTTCTCGCGCGCTTGTGACGCGCGGGCGCGCGGGCTAGCCTCTCTCCATGACCGACTACTTCGTCGTCGTTGGAGCGACCATCAACACCGACGGCGGCGGCGGCGCCACGAAGTTCATGCCGGGCGAGCGCGCGACTGGGCTGACGCCGGACGACGTCGGCCGCTTCCAGGCCGCGGGCGGAGTCCTCTGGTCGACCCAAGACCCGGACATGGCGAGGGCGGCCGCCGTCGCGAACCGCGCGAGGAACCGCGCGCAGAACGAGACGGAGCTGACGAACATCATGCTCGGCGGCACCGTGCAAACGCGCGCGCGCCAGTCGCTCATCCAGGCCGGGATCACGCAGAGCATCACGGTCTCGTCGAAGTTCGGCGACGACCGCTCTAGCGGCTACCCGAACTCGCCGATCCAGAGCAACGACGAGCTGAACCGCCGGACGCGGAACGTCCCCATCACGGCGAACCTCGCGATCAACCACCTCGACTACCCGCCGAACTTCACGGACCCGCTCCGGCTCGACCTGAACCTCCAGCAGACGCGGAGCGGCGGGAGCCCCGTGGGCGGCCCGGTCGTCATCTTCCAGGCGCCGCCGCTCCTCTTGAAGCGCACCGTCCAGCCGATCGCCGCTTCGACCCCGCGCGTCCGGTCGACGAACACGCCGAACTCCTTCTCGCAGGCGGCGCTCGACGCGACCGACCTCACCATGCGCGTCCGCGTCCCAACGGGGCCGCGCGCGGGAGCCCGCTGCTGGCTCGCGAAGAGTCTCGGCGGCGGCGCGTACCGCGTCAGCGAGCCGGCCATCTTCGACCCGGACCCGTTCACCGGGCAGATCCAGACGCCGGTCGTCCTCGCGGCGGCGGACCCGTTCGTCGTCGAGCAGGCGTCCGGCGCGATGTGCGTCGATTACATTCGCGTGCGCGGCGGGAACGCGGCGTACGGGAATCAGGCGGTCGTCTTCTTCAACGACTACGACTTCAACCAATGGCTCCCGACGGGCGGCGCGACCCTCGTCGACACGGACGGGTGCGTTCTTCTCCCGGTCAACTGCCGGTTCACCGGGCAATTCCCGGATGGATCGATCAACGGCGCGAGTAGCTGGATGTTTCGCAACGCCATTTCCGAGTTCACCTCGTGGGTGACGCTGGAGAACTGCTGCGGCTTCAACGGCTTCTTGGCGCTCGGAGGCAACAACCAACCGAACGACGGCGTCGACGTCGGGCTCTACACCGAGCTGGGCGTGACGCAGGGTGAGTACGCGTCCTTCTACAACGACGTCCTCCTTCAAGATCCCATCGTCGGCGGATCGCTGACGGCGGGGTTGTTCTCGGACGGGACGGCGCTGGTCGACGCCGTCGGCGTCATGGACGCTCGCTACAGCGGCGGCGGAATCTTCGCGCGCGAGGACGGTCGAGTCCTCTTCACCACGCTCTTCTACGGCCTCGGCGGATACGCTTGGGGAACCAGCGCGACCGGCGGAGTGGTCGGCGTCGAGATCGACGACGACGGATCCGTGCGTTACCGGAACGCGAACAAGCTGTCGATCACTGGCGCCGGCGGCGACATCCGCATGGGCAACCGCCTCGTCGGCGAGCCGTTCGACCTCGCCACCCGAACGTTCCTCGCGTCGATCAACTTGACGTGGCCGAACATCCAGAACTCCGCGGTGAGCAAGGACAACGTCCACGACTTCACGCGCCGGTGCAGCATCCGCAAGTCAACCGGGCTTCGGTACTAGAGAAAAAAGGAACGAGGAGACGACGATGGCGAAGCACATCAAGATCAACGACGAGTGGCACGCGATGGACGAGACTCCCGGGCTGACGAAGCCGATCGACGAGTCGCCCTTCCGGAGGACGGGGCGCGACCACCAGATGAAGGCGTCGAAGTGCGGGCTCTGGGGCCTCTCGATGATCGTCGACGAGCCGCTCCCGGGCGAGCGCGTCTGCGAGAAGTGCTACGGCGAGGTCTCGGACCACGTCGCCGCAGACCCCGCCGAAGAGAAGAAGAGCGCGAAGAAGCCGAGCGCGAAGAAGAGCGCCGAGGAGTAGTCGTTGCCCTCTGCGCTCCTCCAGTTCACGCAGGGAATCACCGTGGGCCTCGACGGCCAGGCCCTGATCGTCCTCGCCGCAACGCCCGTCGTCGCCGCGAACTCGGACGACTCCACGGTGAAGATCTGGACGTACACCCTCAAGGGGCGACCGCTCGGGAGCGCGCTAACGAAGGGCGTCAAGAGCCTCGGCGCCGTCCCGACGTTCACGTTCACGCCGGACGTCGCCGGCATGTACGCGATCGAGCTGATCGTCCAGGACGCGAACGGGCTCATCGACAAGGACCTCCGCTGCGTCGGCGTCCTGAACGCGAACGGTCGTCTGCCGCCGTCCTTCCAAGTCACGGGCGACTCGTGCAACTTCGGCGGGCAGGACGACGGGTGGCAGACGTACGTGAACCCCTACTTCGACGCGGTCGACGGCGGGGGCGGCGCTGGCGGGACGGTCGCGATGCAGATGGGTTTCCTGATTCCGTAACGAGGACCAAAACATGGCAGCTCCGAACACGTCTCCCCGCTTCACGAAGGTCGCAAAGATCGGCTTCGTCGGCGTCACCGCCGCGAACGTCAAGAGCGACGGCGCCGGAACCATCGCCACGGACATGTTCCTCGCGTTCACCGCGGACGCGGTCAACGGCTCCTTCGTCGAGCGCTTGCAGTGGGCGCCGACGTCGTCGACCGCCGCGAACTTCACGAACGCGACGACCGCGCGCGTATTCTTCTCGACGCTCGGCGCCGGGGCCGTGACGAGCGCGACGACCGTCCTGATCCGCGAGACGTCGCTCCAGGCGTGGACGATCGACCACTCGACGCAGGGCATCCCCCCGTTTGACGTCCCCCTAGGTTTCGCCATGCCCCCGGGCACGTTCCTCCTCGTCACGAACCACGTGGCGCCGGCGGCGAACTCGGTCTGGCGGGCAGTCGTGTACGGCGGCGACTACTGATGCGCGACTACGCCGGCCTGCCACAACTGAGCGGCCTCCTCGACTGCGCCGCGTTCCTCGGGAGCGACGGCGTCCCGGGCATCGCTCTACCGGGCTGGCGGACGTGGACGAAGCCGCGCAACGCCACGATGCTCTACATCCTCGTGATCGGCGGGGGCGGCGGAGGCGGAGGCGGCCAGACGGGGGCGGCGGGAAGCAACCGCGGAGGCGGCGGCGGCGGGTGCACGGGCGCCGTGACCCGGCTCCTCATCCCGGCGTTCTGCGTCCCGGACACACTATTCGCGCAGCCCGGCTTCGGCGGCCCGGGCGGGGCCGCGGGGGTCAACGGAACCGACGGCGCGATCAGCTACATCACCTCCATTCCGAACGATCTCCAGTTCGTTTTGGCCCAGGGCAACGGCGGCGGACGCGGCAACGCGGGAGCAGCGGGCGTTGGCGGCAACACCACCTCCGCGGGCACCCTCTCCGGTCAAACCGCGGTAGCAGTAATGGGGTTCCTCCAATCGAATAACGGCGCGAGCGGGACCGCGGGCGGCAACGCGGGCGTGAACGGGTCCGGCCTGACTTGGGGCGGCGGCGGAGTCGTCCCCCTGTCGGGAGGCACCGGCGGCGGCGGCGTCGACAACACGAACGCGAACAAGACTGGCGGAGCGATCAGCACCATCCCGAACTTCGGGAACGCGAACCCGGTCAGCGGCGGGCCCTCTACCGGGAGCGGAACCAACGACGGGATGCGCGGGCTCGCGATGGGCGGCGGCCTCGTGATGGGCGAGGCGGCGATCGCGGAGTTCTACGCGCTGAACAAGTCCGGCTCGCTCTACTTCACGGGCGGGACGGGCGGCGGGACGGCCGGCGCGGCCGGAGTCGGCGGAGTGGGCGGCGACGGCGAGATCGGGTGCGGAGGCGGAGGTGGCGGCGCGGGCGTGACGGGCGGAGCGGGCGGGCGCGGCGGCCACGGGTTGGTCCTCATCGCCGCCTGGTGATGTAGAGTAATCCGGATGCGGCTCCGGGACCGACTGCGCGCGAAGCTCGGGGACTTCCTCGTCCGCCTCGGCTACGAGGTCATGCCGGGCGAGGAGCCGGTCGAGAGCGCCCCCATGGAGATCGTCGTCTCCAAGAAGGGCGTCGTCGGCTTTACCGGCCGCGCGCGCGAGATGGTCGACGACGGCCTCCGCGCCGATCCCCCGGAGCCGGAGGAGAAGCCAGAGCCGCCGCTCCGCGGGGGACTCGAGGACCGCCGCGCTAGGCGGAGGGCGTCCTGATGGGCATGACCCAGATCGCCTCCGGCAACGCGATGAGCTTCTCCGCGTTCGACCCCTCGATCGAGCGCGAGGCGATGACGTTCCGCCCAAACTCCGTCCTCTACGGCGACCGCTACGCGGGCCTCGAGCGGCGCGAGCGGTACTACCTCTGCACGCAGCACGACGGGAAGATGTTCGACTTCGACGGGCGCCTCTGGAGCCCGCGCTCGACCACGCCGCTCCTCTCGAGCGAGAAGGCTAGCTGGTACGTCCCGCTCCGAGACCGCCGGCCGAGCGCGCCCTACCCGCTCGGGAAGATCATCGTCGACAGCTTTACGAACCTCCTCTTCGGGGAGAACCGCTTCCCGCAGATCCGCGTCTCCGGCGACGAGAAGGAGGAGGACTTCAAGCAGACGCTCGCGCGCGTCGGGCAGCTCCCGCTCAAGATGATCCAGGCGCGCGGGATCGGCGGCTCCTCCGGCACCGTCGGGATGTCGTGGTGCTTCTACAAGGGGCGCATCCGCTACGAGGTCCACAACTCGAAGAACCTCTACGTCCACACGTGGCAGGACCGGCTCCTCCTCCGCCCGGACTGGGTGAGCGAGGTTTACCCGTTCTGGCGAGTGCTCTGGGACGGCCGCGCCTTCTCGAAAGTTTGGTACTGGTTCCGCCGCGACTGGACCCGCGACGCGGACATCATCTTCGAGCCCGCGCCGATCCTCCCGGGCCCGGCGAACCAGCCGGTGAACTGGCAGATCGATCTCAAGAACACCATCCAGCACGGCGACGGCGTCTGCCACCTGAAGTGGATCCAGAACCTCCCGAGCGACGACGTCGACGGCGTCTGCGACTACGAGGGGCTCTTCGACCAGATGGACACGCTCGACGTTCTCCAGAGCGTCGTAACGCGCGGCGCCGCGCTCAACCTCGACCCGACGCTCAAGCTCAAGATGGACCCGGAGCTGGTCAACCGGATGGGCGTGAAGAAGGGCTCCGACAACGCGATCGTCACCGGCGAGGAGGGCGACGCGGAGTACATGGAGCTTGCGGGCACGTCGATCGAGGCGGGCGTGAAGCTGATCGACGCCGTCCGGAAGAGCATCCTCGAGGGCGCGCAGTGCGTCGTCGTCGACCCGAGCGAGATCGCCGCGCAGGGCACGTCGAGCGTTGCGATGAAGATGATGTACGCGGCGATGACGTCGAAGACGGACATCTTCCGCGAACAGTACGGGCAGATCTCGCGCGAGCTTGTGGACGAGCCGACGGAGATCGCGCGCCAGCGCATGAAGAACCCCGTCTCCGTCCAGGTCATCAACCCGGAGACCGGCCAGGAAGAAACGCAGACGCAGCAGCCGACGATCGTCCTCCCGCCGAAGGTCGAGGAAGTCCCCGTCGAGGAGGAGGCGCCGAGCGCGCCCCCGTCCGGCGAGCAGCCGAAGGACCCCAACGCTCCTCCGGAAGAGGAAGACCCGGACGCGGCACCCCCGGATCCCAACGCCCCGCCCCCTCCCCCGAAACCACCCGCGCTCGCGAAGCCCCCGGAGGAGCCGAAGACGCGCATCAAGCGAACCCCGCGCGAGCCGGGCGAGGGGGGAACGGAGACGGACCTCCGCTGGCCGCCCTACTTCCCGCCGACGCCGGACGACCAGAGCAAGATCGCGACAACGTTCCAGCTCGCGACGGGTAAGCCGTTCCTCTCTCAGCAGACCGCGACGGAGGCGGCGGCGCAGGCCTTCGGCGTCGACCCGGCGGAGGAGTGGAAGCGCGTCCAGAAGGACGGGAAGCAGGACGAGGCGAAGCAGGCCGCGATGACTCCCCCGATCGGCGGAGAGGTCGGGCACCCGGACGATCTCCCGCCAGGGGCGAAGCCGAAGAAGCCCCCGTTCGGCGGGCCAAAGCCGCCGCTCCCCAACGACTTCGGGAAGGGGCCGCCCAAGCCACCCACCCCGGACGACGAGGGCGCGGCGGGCGGCGAGGGCTAGCCCGTGGCCTCCCCGCAGGAGGTCCTTGAGGTCAACCGGCGGAACGCGATCGCCTCTGCGGAGGAGGGCGGCGTCGGCAGGACGCGGAAGCTCCTCCAGGCGGCGGAGCGCGACCTCACGGAGCGCCTTCGCTCCGCGGTCGCCGGCCCGGGCGACCGGAGCTTCACGGTGGCGCAGCTCCGGTCCACGCTCGCGCAGGTCAGGCAGACGCTCGCGGACCTCGCGCCAGGGCTCGCGGAGACGATCCTCGACGTCGGCGGCAACGCGGCGGACGAGGCCGCGCGCGGGACGTCCGAGTACCTGGAAGCGCTCGACAAGAAGTTTCGCGGAGTCGGCTCGCAACCGCTCGCGCTCAAGGAGGCGTCCATGCTCGACGCCGCGCGCGAGGGCGCCCGGGGATCGATCCTCCACCGCCTCGCGGGCGAGCCAGGGGAGCCCGGCCGCGGCGTCCTCGCGCGTTACGGGGCGTCCGTCGTCGCGCACTTCGAGACGCAGCTCCGCGTCGGGCTCGTCTCCCGCCGGCCGTGGGCGGACGTCCGCGCGAGCCTGATCGAGAAGAGCCCGTTCCTCCAGCAGGCGCCGGCGCACTGGGCGGAGCGCATCGTCCGGACGGAGATCATGGGCGCCCACAACCGCGCGCATTGGGAGACGATCCGCGAGGCGGACGAGCAGCTCGGCGACATGGTGAAGATCCTCTGCGCGACGTTCGACGAGCGGACGGGCTCCGACTCCTTCGCCGTCCACGGGCAGATCCGGAAGCCGGAGCAGGCGTTCGAGTCGTGGTTCGGCCTCTACCAGCACCCGCCGAACCGGCCCAACGATCGCGAGGTTGTCGTGCCGCACCGGACGTCGTGGCCGCTTCCGCGCGCGCTCGCGTGGAGGAGCCCGTCCGAGATCGCGCAGCGGTGGCGCGCGGAGGGCCGGAAGAAGTCCGTGCCGGAGCGGCCGAACATGACGACCGTCCCGCTCAAGTCTTTCGGCAAAGGTTGAAGACGCGGCGCGGCCCGCGTACGTTTGAGCGAACCGAGGAACAGTCATGAAGCTAGGTGTGAAGGCGAACAAGGGAGCGGCGGTCGTCCAGAGCGTCCTGATCCTCGTCGCGGCTGCTGCCAGCTCGCGTCGCGCGAAGCTCTACGACGTCGGCTTCGGCTGCGGCGCCTCGCCGGCGGACAACGCGTTCACGTGGATCATCCAGCGCTGCACGAGCGCCGGCACGGGCTCCGCGCTCACGCCGAACGCGCTCGACCCGGCGGACACCCCGGCGGCCTCCACGGTCGCGAAGGACACGGTCACGGCGGACCCGACGCTGACGGCGGGCGCCTTCGTCTGGGCGGAGCCGCTCAACCAGCGCGCGAGCTTCCGCTGGGTCGCCGCCCCCTACAGCGAGCTGGTCATCCCGGCGACGGCGAGCACCGGGTTCATCGTCGGACTCTCCGCCACGTCCGCGCTCTCGTTCGACGCCGGCGCACAATTCGAGGAGCAGTGACCATGTTCTGGACGATCGACACGGGCGTTCTGGGCGCGGACGGGTGCGAGGCGAAGGAGCTTCGCGGCGTCCTCGAGGACTCGATGAAGCACCATGCGGACACCGCCCCGGAGGCGGCCGCGCGCGAGATCGTCAAGAAGGCCCCGAAGGACGCGGACGCGGCGCTCGTCCGCGAACTCGGCAAGCAGGGCGACGCGGCGGCCGACGCCATCCGCGAGAAGCTCCCGAAGGTCCAGGCGCAGATGAAGGCGGGCATCGACGCGGCGGAGACGATCGCGGCGGCGATGGGCGGCCGGGTCACGGCGACCGTTCAGGGCCACCACGACCCGAAGCACCCCGGGGGAATCTTCCAGCGCGTCCTCGTCTTCGTCGACCGCGCCGCCCCCACGGGCGAGTGACCCGTGCGCCGCGCGGGCGGGTACATGATCGCGACGGAGCGGGACGGGAGGGAGACCGTCCGGGACACCATCACGTGCTGCCACTGCAACGGCCTCCACGCGCCCCCGCAGGGCAAGGAGGCGAGCCGGTGCAAGCTCTGCGACGCGCCGATCTGCGACAAGCTGAAGTGCTACGAGACGTGCGCGCCGTTCGAGAAGAAGCTCGAGGCGATCGAGCGACGCGACAAGCTCCTCCGCGCGGCATCGGGCTGACGTGGGAGCGCAGGGAACCGCGACGCTGGACTTCGGGGCCTTCCCCGGGAGCACGGACACGAAGGTCAACGTGGCCGGGCAGACAGGGCTCGTCGGCCCGCCGACGCAGCTCATCGAGGCGTGGCTCATCCCCCTCGCGACGACGGACCACTCCGCGGACGAGCACACCGTGGCGCCGATGAAGGTCCGCGCGGTCTTCGTCGGGACGGCGCCGACCCCGAACTTCGACATCTACGGCATCGTCGAGGACAACCCCGGCGGCGGTTCCCCGACCGCGGACGGGATGCGACTTTACGGGCTCTGGTCTGTAGGATGGGTCTGGAACGGACCGTAAGAGATGGGCCTAGCAATCATCGGCAACGGCGGAGTCATCGCGGAGGTCGACGCGAACCACCGCGCGCTCCGCGTCGCGCAGCGGCCGCTCGACGTCGGCTCGCTCGGAGCCTACCGCGCGAACCCAGTCACCGGCACGATGGCGGCGGGCCTCGCGGCCGCCTCCCCGATCTTCGCCTTCCGCTGGGGAGACGCGACGCGCTTCTGCCTCATTCGCAGCGTCCGCGTAGGCATCCAAGCCCTGACCGCCTTCACGGCCGGCAACGGCCTCCTCGAGATGTTCCTCGCGCGCTCGTTCACCGCGAGCGATACGGGAGGCGGCGCGGTCACGATCACGGGCAACAACCAGAAGCTCAAAACCGCGATGGGCACCTCACTCGTCACCGACCTCCGCATGTCGACGACGGCGACACTAACGGCCGGGACGAGGACGCTCGACGCGAACGCGTTCGCGTCGCTGAACTTCACCGTCAACGCGACGGCGAACTCCGCCCAGCTCGTGGGCCAGCAGCTCTTATACGACCCGGACACCGCGTCAGAGTGGCCGCCGGTCTTCGCCCAGAACGAGGGCTTCATCATCCGCGCGACCGTTCCGGCGACGGGCACGTGGAACGGCTACGTTGCTGTTTACTGGGAGGAGCTGACGGCGTTCCCATGAGCACGATCGAGAAAAAAGTTTGCGACGCATGCGGAGTCGAGATCGTTCTCGCGCGCGCGGGCGACTGGCCCGCCCGCGTCTGCGTCTACGCGGCGACGCCGGCGGACGTTGGGACGGCGCACGACGAGCACGAGCTTTGCTCTGTGTGCTGGGACAAGCTCTGCGGCACCTTCCCGAAGTTCAAAGACGCAGAGCGGCTCGTCAAGCCATCCCCCGCGCCCTTCCCGTCCAAGGAGCTGCCGGCCGAGATGGACACGTGGACGCCGGAGCAAGTCCTGATGGCGCTCGCGAAGAAGCTCGGCGTGAACATCCTCCAGACGCCCGACGGAGCGCCGCCCAAGAAGGAGTAGCGCGTGTCGCTCCTCCTACGCCGGTTCGGTCAGGGCTTCCACCTAGCGACCTACCCGGACTTCATCCCGCGCGTCCCGTCGCTCGCGCGGCAGCTCTACGCGTTCCAGGCGATGCAGCCGCCGGCGGCAGTCCCGAACATCACGCCGCCAAGCTACCCCGACCGAATCAGCACCCCGACGCGCGCGCACCTCCAGCAATCCTTCGCAATGGCGCCGCAGCCGGAGGGCCCGCTGCCGATGGACTGGCAGGGGCACTATCCCGATAGGGCTACGCGCGCGAAGCTCCCCGCCAACGCGCACCTCTTCTTCGCAACGTCGCCGCAGCCGGAGGAGAAGGTCCAACTCGACTGGGCTCCGAGCTACCCCGACCGAGCCCCGCGCGCGAAGACCCCCTCGAGCGCGCACCTCTTCTTCGCGACGTCGCCGCAGCCGGAGGAGGCGATCCAGCTCGACTGGCAGCCCCACTACCCGGACCGCGCCGCGCGCGCGAAGACGCCGGCGAACGCGCATGCGTTCTTCGCGATGGCCCCGCGCCCGGAAGACACGGCCCCGCTCGACTGGCAGCCCTCGTATCCGGACCGCGCCGCGCGCGCGCTAATGCCCGTGCGCCTCCAGCAGTTCTTCGCAGCGCCCGTCCAGCCGGAGGAGGCGATTCAGCGCGACTGGGCTCCGAGCTACCCGGACAGGATCCCGCGCGCGGACCAACCGATCGCGGCGCGCCTCTTCTTCGCGACGTCCCCGCAGCCGGAGCAGACGACGCAGATCGCGGCGACTTGGTACCCGGACAGGATCGACCGACCGATCTTCCGCGCAGAGAGGCAGCTCGCCTTCGCCGCCGGCTTCGTCCCCGAAGAGGTCGTCCAGCTCGAGTGGCAGCCGCAGTACCCGGAGAGGATCCCGCGCCCGTCGTTCGCCGCCGCGCGCCAGCAGGCGTTCGCCTTCTACCCGTTCGTAGACCAGGTCCCGCTCACCCCGCCGACCTTCCCTGACCGGATTCCGCGCGCGGTCTCGCGGCCCCAGCTCGCGCGCGACGTCTCGCTCAGTCCGTTCGTTCCAGCGCCGGCGCCGGACCTCGCCGTCTCCGTCTTCCCCTCCCGCGTCCCGCGTGCGTCCCTCCCGATCGCTCTCCGGCAGACTTTCGCTCTCGTCGTCGGCGCCGTCTTTGTCCCGCCGCAGATCATCCCGATCGCGCGGTGCAGCGTCCTCCCGCTATCCGTCGTCACGATCACGCCGGGGCCGGACGCGCTCGTCTTCCTCACCGCGGAGCCGTCCGCCTTCGTCGCGATCTCGCCGGCGCCGGACGGGGCCGCCACCACTTCGGTCCGCCCGCTCGTCGGTGTTACGATCACGTTGCCAGCGACCATGATCCGAACCGGCGTCCCCGCGCTCATCGTCATCGACGTCTCGATCGCCCCCTCCATGGCGCCGACGGACGCCGCGGTCATCTCCGCGACGCTACTCACGCCGGGTGGTCAGGAGGTCGACTCCTCCCAACTCGGGACGATTACGCACATCGGGCTCGGGAAGTACGCGTTCGAGGCGAGCTTCGCGATCGCCGGGGAATGGAAGGTCCGGGCCTTCGGGCAGGTGGACACGCTCTTCGGCCCGCGGAACTTCGAGAGCGAGCCGTTCTTGTTTCGCGTCCTAGAGGCCGCGACCTGGAGCCCGGTCTAACGTTGCGGGCGCGGCGGGCGCCTGGTACGGATGGATCAACAACGGAGCCTTCGACATGGCCAAGTTCTACCTGATCAACACGACCATCATCGGGACCACGAAGCTCCTCGCCGGGGAGCTGGTCGACGACACGGTCACAAACACCGCGCCGATCATCTCCGCGGGCGGAATCCTCTGGCCGGCCGCCGACGCGGTCGTCGCCGCCGGCGCGGCGATCGCCATGACCGCGCGGTTGAAGGGTGCAAGCGAGTCCTCGCTCGACACGATCATGGCGTCGTTCGCGGACTCCCGCATGCAGAAGACGATGCAGAAGGCGACGCTCGTCGTGGCGTTCGGAACCGGCCAGCTCACGCAGGCGGGCAACGGCGTCGCGCAGACGATCAACATCCCGTCCGCGCTCGCGTCCGGCCTCCTTCCCGCGCGCGCGATGCCCTACGCGGTCCTCATCACGCTCACGACGCAGTTCACGGGCGGCGGTGCGACGGCGGTGAAGGTGGACGTCGGCGGCACGGTCGTCGACGCGCTCGTCAAGCAGTTCGACGCGTTCGGCGCGGCGGCCGCGGGCGCGCAGTACGACCAGAACGCCGGCACCCCGCCCGCGTCGAAGACGATGCCGACGATCATGTCCGGCCAGCAGCTCGGCGCGCGTTTCACGCCGGACGCCGGACACAACCTCGCGGCGCTCACCGCGGGCTCGATCACCATCGAGGTCTTCTACGAGGAGATGCCGTAGGACGCGGCGTGATCCCGGGTTCTCGTCCCGGGTCTCGTTGCGAGCCCGCCCATCGCCTGATAGAGCTTGGTCATGGGCAAGCCGTTCGGAAACTTGACGAGCCCCGCCGAGCAGTCGGCGAAGGTCACTCGCGAGAAGCAGGGCCCGGTTCCGCACAAGGACCCGCTCGGCGTCAACGGCAAGCCCGTCGACACCGTGCCGGAGAACAACCCGCCGATCCCGTGGCCACCCGCGGGCGTCGCGCGCGAGGAGCACGACGGCTCGGTGGACCACTCGGCGAAGAAGCCGTTCAAGATCTGAGAAGGAGCGAGTCATGGGCGAAGGAAGCAAAGCAAACGTGGGCAACCCGGCACAGCCGCCGTTCGGCAACGGAGACGGCGCGACGTCAGCCGGAGCTTCCGAGGGCGGCCACGACTTCGTGACCGACGGCAAGGGCAGCGGCCCGAAGACCGGCGGAGGCTTCGACGTGACGAAGCAGAACCGGCCGCAGCAATCCGGCGAGCCGGACTACTGCAAGGACTCCGTCCCGGAAGGCGGCAGGCTCCCGTTCCCGAAGGTCGACTCGCACTCCTACGAGGGGAACGAGGGCGGCTTCGAGACGCCGGCGAGCGAGGCGACGGTCGACCACCACGGCGGCGGCCCTGACGCGGGCGCCGTCGCGAAGAAGCCGTTCAAGATCTAACGATGACGACGGCGATCAACCTCTCGGGGAGTCTCATCGCGGGGCCGCTCGGCTCCAGCGACTGCGGCTTCCCCGCGACCGTCGACAACATCCCGATCACGACGTCGCCGACGCAGAAGGCGGTTGCGGAAAGCATCCGCCTCGCGCGGAGCCTGAACTCGCCGAGCCCGACGTTCGTCACCTTAGAAGGCGTCGGCCCGACGTCGACGATCGTCAAGGGCGTCTTCCTCTACCTGCGCGCGCAGACGAAGATCAACATCCGCGTTTCGACGAAGGCCGACTCCGGCCCGGACGTGGTATCAGTTATTCCTGTTCAGGGAACCGTGATCATGGAGTTCCCAGACGCGAACTACCTGACGCTGCTCGAGGCGTCCGGCGTGAGCCAGATCGAGTACCTTGTGGGCGGCGGCACCTGAGAAGAACCTGAAGGAGAGACGGCGATGACGATCAACATTTTGGCGAATGCGTTCAAGGCGATGCTCAACAACGCGAACGCGAGCGAGATCGCTTCGCTGCTCGCGGCGATGAAGATGGGCAACTTCGTGCGCGCGATGCCCACGCAGTTGTTCCGCCAGAACCCGGACACGTTCCCGAACCCGTCGTACGACCTCGCGACGCTCGACGTGCTCCCGGTCCCGGACGACGCCCACGCCGCGACGATCTTCCGCGCCTACGCGCGCGCGACCGCGGCCGCCGGGACGCTCGGCGAGTTGGCGGTCCAAGCCTTCGGCGCGACGCCGGCGGACGCCCAGATCGCGGTCACGCCGAACGGCAACATCGCCGTCCTCGCCGCGAGCCGCTACACGGACATCGACGTCCTCTACCTCCCGCGCAACTACGACGTCGTCGAGCTGACGCTCCCCGTCGTCGCCGCGACGGGCGTCTGCGTTCTCCCGACGGCCAGCGAAACGGCGCCGGTCGCCGCGGGCCTCGCGGTCATCAAGAAGGGCTACCAGTTCCTGCTCGAGGCCGAAGTCCTCGCCGGCGGCGTCCTGGGCAAGCGCATCATCCTCGTCCCGGGCGCGGTCAACCCGGCGACCCTCAACTGCCGCATGGACCTCGCCGCAACGCAGGCGCAGTTCACGATCGCGGACGCGGTCACGCAGGCGCGCGTCAAGATCGCCGTCGCGCCGCCGCTCAACCTCGACGCGCTGCTCACGGCGGCCAGCACCATCGGATGACAGACGACGCGGGCCTAGTGTGGGGCCCGCGCTGACGACACGGAACCTGGAGGCGCTTCCATGACCATGAAACCCCCTGACCCGCCGGCAGTCGCGCCGGCGGGAGCACCCGCAGCACCCCCGGCGGCTCCTCCGCCAGCGCCTCCGCCCGCGGTGGCGTCCCCGGAAGCTCCCGCCCCGGTCGCCGCCCCAGCCGCGCGCGTCCCCACGAGGAAGCTCCTTGCGGACACGGACGACGACATTCCCGCGGACGCGGACCTCCTCGAGCTGAGCCGGGCCGGCCTCAAGAGCCGGCTCGATCGCTACTCGAAGAAGCAGCTCAAGGAGATGTTCGGGACGGACAACGCGGACGAGATCAAGGCCGCCATCGCGGAGCGCGACTCGCTCAAGCAGGCCGCCGAGGCCAAGCGCCTCGCGGACCTCAGCGAGACGGATCGACTGCGGGAGCAGACCGCGCAGGCGGTCAAGCGCGCGGAGACTGCGGAGAGCCGCGCCACGCAGCTCGAGGAGGACTACGCGGTCGCCGGCGAGGAACGCAGGATCTCGAAGATTCTTCGCAAGCACATGGACCCGGACTACGTCCCTTATGAGCGCAAGCTACTCGCCTCGTACCTCGCGAACGCGACGGACGACGAGCTGAAGGAGGCAGACGCGCTCGTGGAGAAGTGGGTCAAGGACCGCGTCGTCGCGAAGCCGATCGTTGCGCGGAAGTCCGCGGCGGCTCCGGCCCCCGTCGACACGCTCGGCGCCCCGCCGGTCGCCACGCCGGGATCGCCGGCAGCCGCGCCGGCTCCGGTCGCCGCCCCGCTCTCGACAGGGCCCGATCCCAACGCTGTTCGCCCCGCGGCTCCAGGCGGAACGCACCAGGGCGCCGCGCTCGCCGGCAAGACGCCGGAGCCCGGAAAGCCGAACTCGATGTCCGCGGCGGAGTACCGCCAATACAAGCAGAGCAGCGGTATCTGAGAGAGGGACTTGCGCGCGCGCGCGATCCCGTGGATGATTCTCGAAGTTACGGAACACGGTCGGATACTCCCCACAACGCGGCACACCGGCGGGCAACAGGTGGACGGGCGAGGACAACGACTGCGAAACCAGACTGAACGCGGCGCGCACGGAGCGCGCGGCTGACCCGTCGATCGCAGGAGGATTTCATGTCACTCGTCTTGGGCGTCCCGCCCGTCGTTCTCGAGCTTCAGCAAAAGGGCCTGCTCGCCCGCGAGTTCTACGACGGTCTCTTCCCGAACCTCGCCTACCGGGCAGAGGCGATCGCCGAGCAGTGGCCGGCGAACACGGGCAACGAGATCGTGATGTCGCGCGCGGGCCTACTCGCGCCGATCGTCCGTCCGAACACGCCGGGCAACGACCCGCTCCCGCAGGCGATCCCGTTCGAGCAGTGGACCGCGGAGCTGTTCCAGTTCACCGGCTCGGTGGACGTGGACATGCCGACGTCGGTCTCGGCGAACGCGTCGCTGTTCCTCCGCGACATCCACCAGCTCGGCCTCCAGGCCGGGCAGTCGATCAACCGCATCGCCCGAAACGCCGTCTTCAAGGCGTACCTCTCGGGGAGCACGGTCGCGAACGGCGCGATCCTCACCACGGACCTCGTCGTCCGCGTCGCTGCCCTCAACGGCTTCCGCGACGTCGTGAACCCGGGCGTCAACGCGAGGCCGCAGCCGGTCTCGACCGCCTTCCCGCTCCCGATCAAGGTCGGAACGGGCGCGACGGTTGTCTCCGCCTCCGTCGTCGGCGTTCTGCCGGACGACCCGACGGACCCGGACGGCCCGGGCACCCTCACCCTCGCCGTCGCGATCGGCACCGCCTTCGCGGTCCGCGCCCCGGTGAAGAGCGCCTACGCCCCGCGCATCGTGCGCGCGGCCGGCGGCGACTCGGTCGACGCGGTCGGCTCCGGCGACACGTTCGTCCTCCAGCAGGCGATCAACGCGACGGCGTTCCTGCGCCGCGCGAACGTCCAGCCGCACGAGGACGGCTTCTACCACGCGCACATCTCGCCGCTGGCGAACGCGCAGGTGTTCGCGGACCCCGTCTTCCAGCGCCTCAACCAGTCGCTGCCGGAGCACGTGATCTACAAGGAGGGGTTCATCGGAACCCTCTCCGGCGTCATGTTCTTCATGAACAACGAGTCGCCCGAGATCACGAACGTCGGCTCCCTCGTCGCGACGGCGGCGGCGACCGGCGCGCCCGCGGGCACGACCGGCGTCTACGCGTCGGAGATCGGCGCGGAGATCCAGAACGGCAACGGCGTCCAGATCGGGCGCATCATCCTCACCGGCAAGGGCGCCCTCTACGAGCGCTGGCTGGACGAGGGCGCCTACTCGACCGAGGCCGGAACGACCGGGAAGATCGGCGAGTTCACCGTCGTCAACAACGGCATCACCATCCTCACGGAGCGCATCCGACTCATCCTCCGCGCCCCGCTCGACCGCTTGCAGCAGAAGATCGCGTGCACGTGGTCGGTCTCGACCTCGTTCCCGGTCCCGAGCGACATCACGGCCCAGAGCGGGCCGGAGCGCTTCAAGCGCGCGGTCGTCCTCGAATTCGCGATGTAGTCGCGCGCGGGCCCGGAGGCGCTCCCCAGCGCTCCTGAGCCCGCGTTTTCCTCCCGGCCCGGCGTGCTATCTTCGCTGGGTCAGGAGGCTGCACATGGCGCGAAGGGTGAATCAGCAGGCCGGCGGGGTGCCCGTTCCGGTCGGAGTTGTGGCTACGAAGATCACGCCGGGAGGGGCTCCCGTTCCGGGCGTCCAGCCGATCGTCGGCGGGAGCAACCCGCACATCGGAGTCGGGGGAGCACCGCCGCAGATCCTCGGCGGCGCGGACGGCGCCCCCATCCAGGGAGCGGCGACGCACATCAGCACGCCGGGCCAGGTCACCCGCTCGTCCATCCGCGAGGATCGCGTCGACGCCGACGGGGAGATCCCGATCGTGAAGCGCTACCGCGTCATGCAGGCGCGCCAGGTTCTCTACAACGGGATCCAGGTTCCGATGCGCGAGGGCAAGGAGTTCACCGAGTACGAGTACGACGTCCAGCTCCTCCAGCGGCAGGGGCTCCGGCTCCAAGAGATCACCGCGGAGTGACGCCGCGAGCGGGAGCGCGCTAGTCTCGACTCGTGGCCGCGCTCATCTCCGAAGACGAAAAGGTCCGCTGCCGGCACCACCTCGGCTACCTGAACGTGGAGTCGGCGGCGACGTTCGTCCTCGGCGTCCCCGCCGCGATGCAAACGACGTTCATGATCGAGGGCGCGATGAACCGCGTCATCCAGACGCCGGAGGCCGTCGTCACGTTCCGGAAGTTCCTCGCGCGCTGCGAGGAGGTCGAGAACTACGTCTTCTGCAACTTCGACCTCTCCGACGTCGAGTCGATCGGGACGGGCGAGGCGGTGAAGATCAACCGCAAGCGCCTGAGGGAGCTGGCGGAGCACTACCTCATCGCGCAGCAGTCGCTCTCGAACTTCCTCGGCATCGTGCCGAATCCGTTCGACCAGCGGGACTGGCTCAGGAAGGGAACTGGCGGCGTGAACGTGCCCGTCAGCGGCTGACGGTGTAGCCTCTACCCATGAGCCCCTACCGGACCAGCGTGCGCCAGATCGTCAACGTCCCTCCCCGCCACGCGATGAGCTTCTCCGCGGTCCTCGCCGCGGCCGCGTTCGTCCTCCTCTCCTGCTCGCCGGCGACGGACGCGAAGGTCAACACCGCCGTCAACGAGGGCCTCAACATCGCGCAGCTCGCCTGCATCATGGCGAGCGACCTCTCCGGCATCGCGGAGATCGCCGTCGCCTGCGACATCATCAAGCAGGGCGAGAAGGCGGCGCCGTGGATCGAGCAGTACATCGAGTCGATGATCGGCCAGCGCGAGTCGCTCAAGAAGGCCGGCTACAAGTTCGACAAGGCGAAGGTCCGCTGGGAGCCCCCGCCCGCCGGATCGCCGGCGCCCTGCGCGGGAAAGTAGGCGCCCGTGGCGTGCGGCTGCGGCGTCTGTTCGACGTGCGCGGCGGCGGCCGCGGGAGGGATCCCGTCCGTCCCCCGCCCGCGCTCGCTCGCGGAGCGCCTCCAGAAGACCGTCGACAAGTCCCGCGCGCGCCTCGCGCGCTACGGGCTCCGGCCGTACGAGGTCTTCCTTGTCTGGACGCGCTGGGACGGCTTCGAGCGCGGGGAGGGCGTCGAGCACATCCTCGCGCGCGTTCCTGTCTTCCCGCGCCCGCGCGTCGTCGACCTTACAGCCGTCGCGCTCTCGCCGTTCGGAGCCGGCACCATCCCGGTCGGCTCCGTCCGCGTGGAGGAGATCACGACGCAGCTCACTGAGGAGAACCTCCGCGGGACCGTCGTCCCGGGAAGGGCCTACTTCGACGGCTGCCGCATCGCCTACCCCGCGCTCGGCCAGCCCCCGGAGGCGCTCGCGTCCCTCCCGCGCGACCAGATCGGGAAGGGACCCCCGGGCGTCAACGACGAGGGCGTGCCGGAGCCGATCCGATTCTTCTGGGAGATCTGCCAGGACCGCGCCGGCTCTGAACGGCGATCGTTCCGCATCCTCTCGCCGCCGTTCTTCCGCGCCGGCTCCTTCGACTGGGCCATCACGCTCGAGCGGATTAGCGAGGACATGCGGCGCGACGGGCGGCCGCGGACGGAGCACGAGGCGGAGTAGTGGCGAAGATCAGCGGCAAGACGTACACGCCGGAGGAGATGCGCCGGCGCCTCGACGCGGCGGTCCAAAAGGCCGCGCGCGTCGCCGTCCTCGCGACCGCGAACCGGATCGTCGGCTTCATCGTGACGGACCTCATCCCGAGCGCGAAGCCGCCGCCGGAGGACCGCGGGATCTACAAGGCCGCGTGGCGCGCGGAGCCGATCACGAACGGCGCCGCGGTCATGAACACGGCGCCGCACGCGCCGATGATCGAGTGGGGCGTGCGCGCGGCGAACGTGAAGATCGGCAAGAAGATGATCGACGCCCTGGCGGGCTGGGTGCGCCGGAAGGGCGTCGTCTCCGGGAAGGGCGCGAGCGCGGAGGCGCAGGCGCGCGGCGTCGCGTTCGCGATCGCGACGAAGATGAAGCAGCGCGGGATCTGGGCGCCGAAGGGCCTCCGCATCCTCGAGAAGGGCATGCGGCGGCTGAACGAGTTCCTCCAGGAGGAGTATCCTCGGGAGCTTAGGAGAGCGCTGAAGTGACGCAGAAGCCGCCGAAGAAGCTCGTGTTCCAGTGGACCGGCCGCCTCCGGAAGCTCCTCTTCGGGACCCCGTTCGGCGAGGTCTTCCCCGCGAAGGCGAACCCGCCGCCCAAGTCCGTCGACGGCCGGACCGTCGCGCTCGGCATCCTCCGGGAGTACCTCGCCGCGCTCGTCTTCTACCGGCCGGGGACGGTCGACCGCCGGACGGACACGCAGGGCGACGCGATCCCGTTTCAGATCCCGGACGAGCGCATCCACATCGAGATGCCGGACGACGAGGTCCAGCTCAACACCTTCCCGGCGATCGCCCTCCTCTCGAACGGAGACGCCGAGTACGACATGATCGGGCTCGACGCGTACATCGAGGAGAAGACGCGGGACCGCTACGGGCTCGGGACCGTTGTCCAGTGGCAGCAGGAGTTCGTCGAGGAGATCGCCGTCGAGATCTGGGCGTCGTCGAAGCCGGAGCGCCGCGCGATGCTCGCGGGCCTGGAGAACGCGCTCGTCCCGACCGAGCAGATGTACGGCGTCCGCTTCCGCATGCCGGACTACTTCGACCAGCTCGTCTGCTTCACGCCCCTCTCGCGCACGCTGATGGAGAACGAGGACAACGTCCGGAACCGGAAGACCGCGCGGATCATCGTGCAGATGCGCTTCAACCAGGTCGCGCTCGTGAACTACGAGCCGCTCACGACGTGGCTGAAGACGGAGGTCAACGTCGACGAGGACACGAACACCTCCGTCACGCTCGGCGACATCGCGCTGGAGAACGAGCTGCAAGCCTCGCCGGCGCCGGACCCGCGCTTCCCGCGCGAGCCGTGCGACCTCGCGGACGACGTCGCCGATCCGGACACCCCCTGACGGAGCTTGCGCCCGCGGGAGATCCCGTGGATGATTCTCGAAGCTAAGCAGAAACGGTCGGACATTCTCCCCACGACGCGGCACACCGGCGGTAACAGGTGGAAGGCGGAGAGCGAGCGACCTGTTGATCTAGTGCGGATCGCAGGAGGACGGCTCTCACATGTCGGTTTACATTCGGCGGTTTCTCACGGACCCGGGCGACGACGTTCTGCTCGAGATCGAGTCCGTCAACATCCTCGACCTCAATCCCCCCGCGTCGATCTCCGGCATCGGGACGGGCACGGTCCTTCTCGTCGCCGAGATGGAGAACGGGCCCTTTGCGACGGACGCCCTCACGGCCCCGCTCGGAGGCGGCCCGACGGAAGTCTTCGGGGCAACGGACCTCGCGAACACGTTCGGCCTGCTCGGCTACGCGTACAACGGCCTCGTCGGGAACAACTGCTGCGCGGTGACCCGGAACGCGGACGGAGCGATCGCGGCGGAGCCCTGGAACGGGAACGGCGCCGTCCAACTCAACGGCAAGAAGTTCAAGCGCCTCATCGTCGCGCGTGTTGACACCTCGGTCGGCAGCGTCAACTTCACGCGGCAGGCGTTCATCGTCGGCGCCGCGGCCTTCACCTACAACCTCGAGCCCGGGCAGATTCTCGCGCTCGACATCGGCGCCGGCGCGGTCAGCACGACCTTCACGGCGACGGCGGCGATCCGCGCGAGCGGCGCCGGCGTCTACCCGACGACGTTCGTGGGCGGAGAAACCCTCACGCTCGGCTACGACGACCAGCCGAACTTCGTCGTGACCTTCCTCGCGGCGGACTCCACGAAGCTCCAGGTCATCGCGCGCATCAACCAGTACGCGGGCTTCGCGTTCGCGAGCGACGGCGGCGGCAACATCATCAACCTCACGTCGATCCGGCGCGGCCTCAACGCGCAGGTGCGCGTCGTCGCGGGCTCCGCGCTCGCGCTCACCGCCACGAACTTCTCGATCGGCACCACGCTCGGGACGGGCAACGTCGGCGACATCGACGCGGTTACGTTCCTCGAGATCAAGGCGGCGGTCCAGGCCGCGGTCGCGGGAACGACCGTCGAGCAGGACTCGCAGGGCCGGATCCGCGTCTCGAAGAACTTCGTCGCATCCGGGGACTACATCACCGTCGGCGCCGCGACCACGGCGACCGCCCTCGGCTTCGCGCTCCTCCAGCACAACTCGAACACCGGGCGCGCTGTCCTCCGGAGCACGGCGGGCACGTACAACACGCTCTTTGCCGGCGGCGAAACCGTCACCTTCGGCTACGACGACGCGCCGAACTTCGTCGTCACCTTCGCGGTGGGCGACCAGACCCGAGCGGCGGTCATCGCCAAGATCAACGCGCTCGCGGGCTTCACATTCGCGAGCGCGGACGCGGTCGCCACGATCCTCCTCTTCACGGGGAAGAAGAACGCCGGGAACGTCCGCGTCATCGGCGCGAGCGCGCCGGCGGTCCTCACAACGCTCGGTCTCGTCGCCGGGCAGAGCATCACGGCCGCGGGCGTCAACGCGGGGACCATCCCCGCCGGCACCGTCGTCCAGACGGCCGCCGCTGACCGCGTCTTCGTGACGATGCAGGACGTCCTCGTCACCGTCGACGCCGTCTCCGGCATCACCGCCTCCGGGATCGGGCCGTACGCGGTCAAGATCCGGCACGCGCTCGACGACGGCACCGGCCTCTCCTCGAACGCGGGGACGGTCGTCTCCTGCCCGAACGCCCCGGACCTCGGGAGCTTCCAAACCATCAACCCGCAGATCATCACCGCGGCGCTATCGGAGGCGGCGATCGACGTCGCCTACACGACCGCGCTCGCAACAACCATCGACACGAACTCGATCGCGAAGCAGTCAAACGTCGTCTACGCGTCGCGGCAGTCGAACGTCGTCCGCCGGGCCCTCAAGCAGAACGCGCTCGACGCGTCCGCGCGCGGGTGTTTCGGCCGCATGGCCATGCTGCGCACGCCGCT